GATGTCTGGACACTTCCACACTAAGAGTCAGAAGGGTAACATTAAGTATCTTGGCAATGCGTATCAGATGTACTGGAATGACTACGCAGACGAGCGTGGTTTCCATATCTTTGATACCGATACTCTTAAGTTAACTTATATCAAAAATCCTTATGAGATGTTTCATAAGATTTTTTATGATGATACTAAGAATGAATATTATGATCTCGACTTTGATAAGTACAAGGACACAGTAGTTAAATTAGTTGTAGAAAATAAAACAGACTATACTGGATTTGATTACCTCGTTAATGCTTTACAGGATGTTGTTCTTGATCTTAAGATCATCGAAGACTTCTCTGCTGATGCTGAGGATGAAGATGATGACATTCAACTGGAGCATGAGGACACTCTTACAATCTTAGAAAAGTATGTAGATGAACTCAATACCAACCTAGATAGTGGTAGACTCAAGGAGATCATGAAGTCGTTGTATGTGGAGGCACTGGAGGTTGTGTAATGTACATTCTATGCCTGAAGGGCAAGGAGAACGAGGGAGCGTATGCCATATCTAACAGCAATGATGATAGAATTCTTTTGTTGTTCAGTGAGGTAGAGGACGCCGAAAGATTTGCTGGACTACTGGAAGCAGATGATTTTCCGCAGTTAGTCTCAGTAGAAGTGGATGCTGAATCCATGATTGAAATGTGTGAAGAAACAGGTTATCTTTATACCATAGTTTCACCAGACGAACTTATTATCCCACCATCTCATAATGACATATGATTACCTTTGAAACTATTCGCTATAAAAACTTTTTGTCTAGTGGTAATAATTTTACCGAAATCACTCTGAATACTCACACTAACAATGTGATCATCGGGAAGAATGGTGCTGGTAAGAGCACTCTTCTGGATGCCCTGACATTTGTTTTGTTCAACAAACCTTTCCGCAAGATCAATAAACCACAACTTCTTAATACTATCAACGGTAAAGATTGCTGTGTTGAAGTTGAGTTTTCTGTCGGTAAGCGTAAATACAAAGTCATCCGTGGCATGAAACCTAATTTGTTTGAGGTTTATATCGACGGTGAGATGATGAATCAAGATGCTGCTACTGGTGATCAGCAAAAGTTTCTTGAGCAAAACATTCTGAAACTAAACTTTAAATCTTTCACTCAGATTGTTGTATTGGGTTCATCTACATTCGTTCCCTTCATGCAACTTCCTTTGGCATCTCGCCGTGAGATCATTGAAGATCTTTTAGATATTCAGGTATTCTCTACTATGAATACTAATCTCAAAGATCGTATGAAGCAACTTAATGATGATATTCGATTCGTTGAGAAAGATGTTGACCTCGTTAAGCATCGCATTGAAATACAAGAGGACCTGATTAGGGAACTTGAGACACAGAGCGATAATATTATTGCCGATAAGAAGGTGAAGATTGATCACTGGAACCAACAGAGTGACGAGTTGCTCCAAAAGAATGAGGAGTATAGTTCGTATATTTCTAGGCGTAATGCTGACTTATTTGACAGCACAAAATTATCAAATAAGTATGATAATTTAAAAGAATTTAAAGTAAAATTTGAAAATAAAATTTTCAATCTTAATAAAGAAAATAAGTTCTACTCTGAGAATGATAGTTGTCCTACCTGTAAGCAAGGATTGGATGAGCGTTTTAAACTTGATAAGATTGCTAGCAACAATAACTCAATCAAAGAAACACAAGATGCTTGGGTAGTTCTTGAAGAACAGATCACTGAAGTTAAAGATCAGATCAATGAATTCAAACAAGTCTCCGCTGACATTCAAGTTCATAATAATCTGATTGATAAAAACAATGGTCTGATCAATCACATGCGTAAGCAGGTCAAAGAACTTGAATCTGAGATTCAATCTATTCTTGATGGTAAGAATAATTCCAGTAAAGAACAGGATCAATTGAATAAACTTATTGAGCAGAAAAACAATTTAGGAAAAGTTCTTGCTACTCACAAAGAAGATAAGGACTACTATAGTGTTGCTGCTAACCTGCTGAAGGACACTGGTATTAAAACGAGGATCATCAAACGATACCTCCCAGTGATGAACAAACTCATCAACCAGTATCTTCAGCAGATGGATTTCTTTGTGAACTTTACGCTCAGCGAGAGTTTCGAAGAAACCATTAAGTCTCGTTATAGGGATGATTTCAGTTACTCATCATTCTCGGAGGGCGAGAAGTCTCGTATTGACATCGCCCTTATGCTAACCTGGAGGTCCGTTGCTAAACTCAAGAACAGCGTGGACACCAACCTGCTGGTTCTGGATGAAATTTTTGACAGTTCACTTGACAGTACGGGCACTGATGAGTTATCATATATCTTGAGAAACTTTGCCAACGATCTCAACTTGTTTATTATCTCGCACCGCGAGCACATGGTTGAAAAGTTTGACCGTGTTCTCAAATTTGATAAAGTGAAAAATTTTAGTAAAATGGAGGAATTGACTAATGGCGACTGATGATATCATTAGGAATAATGCCAATGGATTTTGGAAGTATGAAGAAGACCTGACCCTCAAAGAGGTTCAGGATTATCTTTCAGGCACTTATCATTCACACTACACTTCTGAACAATCGAAGACTCAAACTCTTGATTTAATTGAAAGCATTGGCGACGGCGAACCTTTCTGTCGTTCTAATGCTATCAAGTATCTGTCACGATTCGGTAAGAAGAATGGTAAGTCCAAGATGGATATACTGAAAGCAATTCACTATTGCGTTCTTCTTTACCACTTCGCTGGTCTTCACAAATCTGGAGAAACTTACACTCGTTGAATATGAAACTTTCTGAAAACACTTTTAATCTTCTCAAGAACTTCTCTGGTATCAACCAGTCTATTTCTGTGAAGTCTGGTAATACTCTCCGTACTATTTCTGTAGCAGAGAATATCTTTGCTGTGGCAAATGTAGAAGAGTCTTTCCCCCAGGACTTCTCGATCTACGATCTCAATGAGTTCCTAGGTGGTATGTCCCTGATGAAGGGTGCTGATATGGAATTCACTGGTAATCATTATGTCAAGATCAAGCATAATCGTTCTGCCATCAAGTATTTCTTTGCTGATTCAAGTCTGATTAAGCAGGCACCTGAGAAGGAGATCAATCTTCCTGATGAGGAAGTACGGTTTGTTCTGACTGAATCTGATCTCAGCAGTCTCCAAAGGGCAGCAGCAGTATATCAACTGCCTGATTTCTCTGTCATTGGTGATGGTTCTGAAATCAATATCGTTGCCCGCGACAAGGAGAACGATACTTCCAACACATTCTCTATCAATGTCGGCACGACAACTGATGAGTTTGTGCTAAACTTGAAGGTGGAGAACATCAAACTCTTGAAAGGAGATTATGATGTTGTTATGTCGAAGCGTCTGATCAGTCGCTTTACCCACAAGAGCATTCCTGTTACTTACTGGATTGCTCTGGAACCTGATTCTAACTGACCTTTATTTTTTATATAATGAACGATAAGTATCTTTGGGTGGAGAAATACCGCCCACAGACAATCGAAGAATGTATTCTCCCCGAGAGTATCAAGCGTGATCTACAGCAACAGGTTGCCGCTGGTGAGTTGAATAATCTTCTTCTCACTGGTCCTCCTGGTGTTGGTAAAACCACTGCCGCTAAGGCATTGTGTAATGAACTAGGACTATCTTATATTGTAATTAATGGATCTGACGAAGGACGATTTCTGGACACGGTACGGAACACAGCAAAAACTTTTGCGACGACCGTATCACTTCAAGGAAGTAAGCACAAGGTCATCATCATTGATGAGGCAGATAACACAGGGAACGATGTACAACTCCTCCTGCGGAGTAGTATTGAGGCGTATCATAGCAACTGCCGATTCATCTTCACCTGTAACTACAAAAACAAAATCATTGATCCCATCCAGTCGAGATGCTCAGTCATTGATTTCTCATACAAAGGAAAAGAAAAAGCAGCAGTCGCTGGACAATTTTTCAACCGTGTCAGGACTATACTTGAGGCGGAATATGTGGATTATGATCCAAAAGTTGTTGCGGAACTAATTCAAAATCACTTTCCAGATTGGCGTCGTGTTCTGAATCAACTTCAGAAGTATGGTAATACTGGCAGTATCGACACTGGTATCCTTACCGAGATTACTGACATCAATCTGAAAGAACTTACGAATGCTTTGAAGAATAAAGAGTTCAATGTTGTTCGTAAATGGGTGGTTGCGAATCTGGATAATGATTTCAATATGATTATTCATCGCATCTATGAGGCAATGTACGATGTACTGACGCCAAACACAATCCCAGCAGCGGTTCTAGTGATCGCTAAATACCAGTACCAGGCAGCATTTGCTGCTGATCAGGAGATCAATCTTCTGGCATGTTTAATTGAAATTATGATGGAGTGTCAATTCAAATGAATGTAAAACTGATTCGTATGTCCTCTGGTGAGGATCTGATTACTGAAGTGGTGTCTTATGATGATGAATCAATCACCCTCCGCAATCCTATTGTGGGTGTTCCTACTCAACAGGGCACTCTGACATTTGTTCAATGGTCCCCGATGATCAGCAAAGAGCAGAAAGAAATCAAAGTTGCTGTTAAGTTTGTGGTCTATGTTGCTGAAGCAGCAGATGAGATTGTTCAGCAGTATGAGCAAATGTATTCGCCCATCGCAACTCCCGAGAAAAAGAAACTGATTCTTTGATGGATAAAATCAA